GATATTGTTTTGGATATGTACAGATGCAAACAGTACAATTCTTGGCAGAGGCTGTCTAACGTAGGGTGTACCTTATATAAAAGTTGCAACTAATATACTTAGTAGGCCATGTTAATCAGGTAATCTTAAAGATTTTTGTAGTTTGCGGATTGGTATAGTAAGCAAGTAGCTAACCTGCTTACCTTACACGTGACTATAGTTATACTTAAAAATAACTGTTTGTCAACTCTTTTTTATCTAGCAGAACCAGATAAATCATAGATGAACTTACCACTACGAATAGCTTCCATAATTTCATCTGAATGTTTTTCATACTCATGTACCGACATCTTGTCTACTTGAGACTCACGTAAGTATGTAGAAGATGCATCTTCCTGTGGTTTATTACGTGTGTTTTTAGTCGTTACTGACTTAGCTGCATCCTTGCTAGGCTTAGACTTCTTAGCTTCAGCAATGCCCATATCAGCTTTGTACAAATCAATTGCACGTGCAGCAGACCTAGCGTCATTGTCATTGTCGTACAGTGCGTCTTGTATCCACTTAGGCTGTTCTTCTGCCCAATTGTGAAAGTCATCACTGTCTCTAATCTCATCAAAGTCAGGATGCATCTGCATCAATGCTGCTTCAGCTTTCTCTTTAGTAGCAGAAGTCTGCATATCGTCAATTACCTTCATGCGTTCTTCTAGTGCAGTAGATTGCTCTGCTGCCTTCTTCATGGCAATTGTTTCTACAATAGCTGCTACATCTGGATAGTCTGCTGCCCACTGGTCAATGTCCTCATCGGACTTAGGTAACTGCATTTCTTTCTTGGTAGCTTTTTCTAGTTGGCTTTTCATTGCCGCTAGTTCAGCTTTAAACTCTTCAGCTTGCTTTTGCTGGTGTCGGCGTAGGTCAGAGTAACGCTTTTTAAATGTTTTTTCTTCTGCGCTAGTAGGTTCAGCTTCTTCTGCCTCTACCTCTTCACCTGCGTGTTCTTTCTTGAGTTGTTCTAGTTCTTCTTCATCACGCTTAGTGCGTTCCTCTTGCGTGTATGGTTTATTTACAAATGCCACTTTAGGCGTAGTCTTCATGTCTTCTGCTAATAGTGTTTCGTTCATTTTCTATTCCTTTGTTGGGGCCGCTGTAGCCACACTGTCGGGTGTGGGGAGTGAGTAGCCAACTGATTGTAAGATTTAATTAAGCTTCTTACGCAGCTTCTTAGTCCATATCCCCAGCATCTTCAGTACCACCCGAACTAGGACCACCTCCAGTTGCACCGCCAGTATCGTCACTGCCAGTGTTACCCATACCTTCAGCACCAGCATCACTAATTGCATTTGCTATATCTTCAGGTGACAATGCGCCAAAATCAGCAGGGCTAGATGGTATTCCTTCTGGCAATCCTTCTTGTGGTGCGTTTGCTTTAGCTCTTTCTAGTGCAGTTAATTTACCAAGATTGAAATTTCTTGTTTGTTCTAAATCTCTTATTTCTTTAAGAGCAAGTTCTTTCATCACAGGCTGTTTATCTTTATCTAGTACTGGGTTTCTATCTTTATCCATAACAAAACCCTTATCTTTTGCTGCATCAATTTGTCCTTGTAGTTGACCTATATTTCTACTGTATGAATCAATAGCGGCTTGTACTGAAGCCCTGTTAGTAATAGCGTTTGGTGAATACCCTAAATCTGTCATTGCAGAAACTCGTCCCGCTTGAATTGCAGCTTGATGGTCTACTAGTGCATTTCTGGCTGCTGCAACATGATTTAAATCTCCTTTTTTGGCTGCTGTCTGGGCTGCAACCATAGAAGCTGTTATAGCGTCATATTGTGCATTTGTAGTTACTTGTGACATATTACTAAGACCTAATTCAGCTAGTGCCGTATTACGTGCTTGATTCATAGCCGTTCCAATTTCATTGTAATTACCAGACTTTTCTATGCCTAAAGTTTTACCTATATCGGTAGTAGATAACATATTGCCCATTTGATTAGCTAATGCCCCAACTGGGGATAAAGAACCTAATTGATAGCCAGCTAAATCTACAACAGCACTTCTGTACCCAGCATTATTAATAGCACCTACGTTACCGCCAAACGCATTTGTATCAGCTTGACTAGCTACACCACTTGCTAACACGTTAGGTAAACCAATAGCAGGATTTGTTCCTAGTGTTGTTCCTACTCTACCTGAAGTTACACCGAAGCCATCTCCATCGCTGCCACCACCATCATCTTGAGTTTGCCCAATCGTAGTAACAGGTCCAGTAGTCGCATCTATTACTTGTGTAGTATCTTCTGCTTCAAACCTAAAACCTTCTGGAATAGGATAAAGGGGTTGTCCATTCTTAAATGGTATTTGTCTTACTTGTCCTGCGTCATTTACATAACGTCTAAGCTCATCATACTCACCCGGTTTAGTTCCTACTGTTTGTAAAAATGTAGGTAAGTTAGTTGTTTGAGTTGCTGTTGTATATTGGGTATTTTGAAGTTGTGGTCCAGTAAAACCGGGAATAGCAGGGGCTACATATGGAGTAAATCCTGTGGTGGGGCCAGTATTAGGCGTGTTAATAACGCCCGTACCTTGCATTGGAACTACCCCACCTAAGTTAAAATTTAAGTCACTCTGTTCCTCTTCCATCTCAAGGTCATCAATATCAAAAGGAAGATTATCTGGCATAATAGCTTCTTCACTATTACCCATCTGACCCATATCATCCATACGCTGTAAACCCATCTTAGCTTCTTGGCGCATTTCCATAAGTTTCTCTAGTCCAAAGTAACGCACTACGTCTGCAGGAAAAACAAATTCACCCTCACTTAGTTGGGCAGGGATGTCATCACGAACTTCTTCTTGTGTAGAACCCGGTGGTACATCATTACCAGATACAGGGTCAACAGTGCCGCCCTCATCCATAAGACCGCCATCATCAAACATTTCCATTTGTTTTGCCATGTTGTTCATAGTATTACCCTTCAGCGTTAGCTACGTCCTCACGTAATCGTTTAATCCTACGCAGTACATCTATAGCACCCTGTGCTTTGTGTACCGTTACTATATTATCAGATTGTTCTAGCACCTTATGATGTTGTGCTACCATGCTATCCAGATACTTACTGAAGTGGTCCCATTGGTGGTTGTTGCCCACCAGCGGCTTCAGCTTGTTGAGGAGTTCCCTGTTGTTGTCCATTACCACTAAATCCCTGTTCACCCGGTACAGGAGCCTGTCCCATACCTATATTGCCACCACCTGCACCTGTTGGGTCCATTGGGTTAACACCTGCTGGTGCTGCACCTTCTGGTCCCGGTGCGGGTGCTTGAAACTGTTTCATAATCTCAGCTTGCAATGCGGCCTCATCCATATTGTTGGTTACTTTGTCGGGGTCTAGTCCCATTGAGTTAGCTATCTCACGAATAATATATTGGAACTTCGCAAACGGTGCTAACGCTGGGCTACTTGCTACTTGCAAGAACTGCATCAATCTTTGGCTACGTACTTCTGTAGCCATTAGGCTTTCTGTTCCACGTGCTTTAACTTCTAAGTCACCCTTAATCTCAGGGTCAAAGTCAAACTGCATATTAAAGCGAAACAGTCCTTCGCCTAGTGGACGCAGAAGGTAATCATCTACATTCTTAATAACTGTTTTAGTGCTACCCTGCGCCGCACCCATAAGCATAGAGATACCAGAAGCTGTACGGCCTACGCCTGATACACCTGTCTGTCCATGCGCAAAGGATGGGAAGCCTGTGCTTTCATCTGCCAGTACACGTGCCTTATCAAACAACATCATGTTCTCTTGTGACACGTTAGGGAACTTAGTACCAAAGATAGCCTGTCCCGGTGCGCCACCCTGCCTACGGAATATCTTGCCCGGATAAAGTGACAAGTCTTGGCCCGGTACTAGATTGGTTTCATCTACTTCTACAATCAAGTTACCTGACAGTACAGCATTGTCTACAGCCATACGCATAAAGCCATTCATCAAGGTCTGCGTATCGTCCATGTTCTCAGCAATACCTACACCAAAGAATGAATATGGGTTTAGTTCATACGGTGCAGCATGGTAAGGGATTTTGCTAGGCTTGAATGGATTGAGTACCATACGCAGTAGCATACCATTACATACCCACACATTTGCCTGTAGTTCATCAAACTCTTTTAGTTCTTTAGGTATATCAATTTCTTGCTCTTCAAGCATTTCAATATCAACCATGCCCCAATACTCAAGAACTTCGTAGCGTTCAATGCTAGTCTCTGGTGCATAGTCAGATAGGTCATCTTCCCAATACTTTTTGTCGTAGTTTTCTCCCTGCTCAATAGCAGCATCAATAACTTGTGAACGAAAGTATGGACGCTTCTTTAGATTACGCAATTGTGTGCGAGACATCTTGTGTCTTTCAATTACATACTGCGCTTCGTCCATGTTGTTTGCATCTGGGTCAGGATAAAAATTCCAAACCGATACATGAGATACTTGTGGTACAGTTTTAAATAGTGGGTCATAGTTACCCTCATCATCCCAATTAGCATATTCTTTGTCTACAGCAAATGGGCCTTTCATAACACCCGTACCAAACAAAGCCATCTCAAATGCAGCATTACGTAGGTATTTACCTGCACCCGATTCATCTAGCTGGTCATGTATTTTCTTTTGCATCTTCTTAGCTGCAATCATAGCTGGACTAAATGCAATAGCCGTAGGTGTTTTACCCGGCCCTTCTCTTAATTTATCTTGTACAGGCTCTAGTCTATTCTGCATTACACCTAACTTTTCAGATAGGTTTACTGCAGTTGAACCCGGCTCTAAATTATTACCATCTCCTGCAAAACCATACGGACTTACATTAGGGTCTACCTTCATTTGCTCTGGCTCTTTAGGGTCAAAGTGTACATCTTCTACTACACCTTCAGGTAATCCTGTAGGGTCAATAGACAGAGGAAACTTATTATTAGCAAACAATACATCAGTAATCTGACCATACGCTGCTAATGTTTTAGTCTTAGTTACTTTAATAAATACGCGAGACTTTTCTGCTTCAGTAAACTGTACATCACTACTATACAATCCCCGATAATTACGATACGCACGTAGCCAACGAGTTTCATCTTGGTCACGATAATCTTCAGAACGCTTATAACGACCAATAATAAAAGGAATAATAGAGGATACGTCAGCATCTTCTACTATAGTATCATCTGTATCTTCCAATGCAATTGCATCGTCTTCAATCATCATATCATCTTCGTTCATAATGTATCCTTAATATCCGAATGTTGCGTCTGCTACTGGCATACTATTTCTAGGCCCACCACGAGCGTCATAGTCAAATATACTAAATCGCGGTCTGCTCATTATACCATACCTTAACGCATCATACAAGTGGTCTTCAGCATTTGTATCCACGTCTTCTGGGTTTTTCTTGTCCAGCGGTATGGCGGGTAACTGTGAGATGGTATTTGTGCAAGAATTAAAGAAAACAAGTCTTGGCTCCTCTGTAAATTCGTCTACCTGTAAACGCCTATGTATTTCGTTCTTACCTGATATACGACTACCACGGCTTCTGTCAGAGGGTTTCCAACGACAGCCTTTCATAATCATTTGTTCAGCAAGAGAAGGGCCAGTGTCACCACGCTTGTGCCAAAGAGAACTGTCCAAAACACCATACTTAATATTTCCATCACCAGCCTCTACATCCAATATCATATCTGCCAAATCTGTGGCAAGGACTTTAGATACGTAGAGTTCTCTATATACCACAAGTTGTTCATTAGGTGCAACAGCAAACCAGACAACGCCAGACTTGCTGCCGTAACCGTAATCGCAAGCCCTAAACTTAACCCAATTACTAGGAATATCAAAAGGCTCAATAACGTGAATGTTACGGTCAAACTCAGTAAAAGCCGCGCCTTCTTTGATGTCCCAATCCCCATCCAAAAGCTGCCTTCGTTGTTGCTCTGGCATGGAGAGAAGCATGGCTTCGTAGTCACCCGATTCCGCAAGGTATGGATTATCAGAAAGTCTTGCGGGTATAAATTTTCTTTTGTATAAAGGTCTTCCAGCCTTTGCGTGTCCTGCTGGATATCTAAGAACTTCTCCTGTTTCAATATCGGTTGCATCGTAGGCTCTGTTGTAAGGCGCAGGGTCAATGAACATCTTCTTAACCCAATGATGACCTCTGCCGCCGGGGTTGGTCGTAGCCCTCATATAAATTGGCAAATCTGCTGCAGTGGACCTTAGACGAGACCGCATATAATTCCATGCGTAGGGTGTGGACCATTGTGTTAACTCGTCAAACCCTATCCAACTAAACGCTAGACCCTGATACCGCAAGACATCATCATCTCTATCAAGATAAGACATCCACAACCTTGCACCAGATGGCGCAGTCCACTGCATCTTTCTTTCTGACCACTTAATACCCGGCCAGATTTTTGGGTATAACTCCTGCGACTTGAATACGAGTTCTCTTAACTCTTCTGTTGTATGTCGCAAAAGCAACCCACTAAATGCGGGATGCCCCATGTAGCGTAATGGGTCAGATAACATAGCGTAGGATTTACCACCGCCAGCACTTCCACCATATAATACTTCTCTTTCTGATGCAGCCAAGAAATCTGTCTGTGGGCCGGGATTAGGCTTAAAGAGTACATTAGCTGTCTCTTCTATAGCCTGTGTTTCGTACTCTATCGGTTGTATCTCAACCGTTGGCTCTGGAGCCTGTTCTTTCTTCTTCAAGGGCTTTCGCTTTGGCGATTGCCTTTTCCGCATATTCTGCCCACTTGCGGATGCTTGTAGCTTGGTTCTTACGTCTTCGCTCATTAGCTAACCTTTTCCTTAACCCTACATGGGATATGTAACGTCCTGTCTGCGCACTGAGCCAGTTTGCTACTTCACGATAACTGTATTGATTTACGTGGCTACGTGCCTTCTCAAGTAAATCTAATTCAATCTGTATAGGTTGCAGAAGGTCGGGGTCTGCTTCATCCTGTTTGTATCCGAATGGTACTGTACGTGCAATACGTGGTATAGCTACCCACTCGTTCTGTTCTTTGATGTCTGTTGGTTGTGGAAGTTTCCACTTGCCTATGCTTCTGCTCATGTTATGTAAAGTAAATAGTTTTACCCTTCTTTATTTCTTTGATACTGCGTGGAGACGGTGTTTCAGGAATTATAATACCTTTATCGTAGTCACGTAAGTTTTCTTTGTTCTTCTTGCGTCCTTTTTTTATAGATTCTTGAAGGTTAAACATACCAGATTTTCTATAGTCTAAATGTTCTGTACGAGTTTTTGACATTAGTCATCCTCCTCTATTTGCCCATGCTACGTGTCATTTGTTTTTATTGTTGTCTACTGTTTTATGCGGCAGAAAACCTGTTTTTCGCAAACTTTCTCCTTTAACAGCATCTGACTTTTGCCTTGATTTTTTAAGGGTACGTTTTGTTTTTGCATCTAAATTAGGATAGAATTTTTCATTATGTTCTTTACGTGCCTTTTTTTCGTCTTTACCGTCTGAACTACGTCTGTATTTTTCTGCATCTAAATTTTCTCTAATGCTAGTCATTACTCATCATCCTCTACAATAGCTTTAGGTGGCATAAGCATGACACCGCCTGATGCTTCTACGTGCATCTTCTCAGTCTTAACCAAACCTGTGCGGTCAAGCAATTCTTTAGCTGCAGCCATCTTATCACGTATACCTAGTTCAGTTGGGTCATACAACCCACCTACCATAGCCATCGCTGCTTTCGGCGCATTACGTGCCATGTACATTTGAGTAGCCTCAAGTATCTCTTCTTTAAGACCTTTAACAATTTCTGAAGTACTAGAAGTGTCAGCATATCCTGCCAGTTTCTTTGCTTGCACCAAATCACCGCCAGCTTCTTCAAAGAGTACGTTGAGTAGTGTCTGTTGTTTGTCGGTGAGTTGTCGTGTCATTAGTCCGTAATCTCCTTAACTTTTTTTGTTAAGTATGTAACTGCCATATCCAAGAATCCCTTAGATTGTTTATTCTTTTTTTTCTTACTGCCAAAGCCGATTTTATTAGCAATAGATTTTTTAGGATTACTGCCAGAGTAGTATGTTTGTCCTTTAGTACCTTTGCTGTCACCAAGATAACCCATTTAAAATTCTCCGTTGTGCATAGCGTTAGCTAACTTAGTGGCTCGTCCTTTTACTTGAGATGCCCACCTACTGTCTAACATTTCTTTTGCTGCAGTTGGGTAGTCCTCATCATGGATAGCTGCCCACATCATTTTAAACTTACACAGTCTAGGTACACCCATATTAAATGCCATGTCTATGACAATAAGCTGACGTACAGCGTCCAGACTGTCCACGCAAGGGTGCGCACGTACCAGTTCCTCTTCGACTATCTGTACGTCATTCGTTGCTAGATAGACCGCATCAGCTTCTGTGATACCCATTTCGTAGACGACATCTATATTGGGTATGTCCATCCAGTCTAGTTCTTCTTTAGTTATGCCACGGTCTTCTAGGTTCCTGCCGATACCTATAGTATCAATTCCTAGTGTATCCTTATATACTTGCAGCCGCAAGCCTTCGCTTACTACCAGCTTATCTATTAGGTCTTGTCGGTTGTACTTCATTTCTTTTTACCCCAGTTGATTATCTCATCAATGGTTCGCCCACATCCGATACACCTAACTCTTTCTTTATCCAAAACACAAATTCCTTTGCATGGACTTTTACTTTCTTTGTGAGACACGTGACTTAGGTTCTATAGTGCTACTTGACTCGTGGCCCATCCACACAGCAAAAGCCCCCGTCATAGCCCCTACAACCGTCGATACAAATGCAGTTTGTTGAGTCGTTGCACTCGCACCTAGAGCCATAAACCACTGTACCACCTGATAGCTCATTAGTGTCATTGCTAACATCATTAGTCTTGGAAGGATTCGCCATGCTAACATTTTTTCCATTGTGTATGTCATTTTTTACCAAAGAATTTTGTCGCACTACGAACTCCAAAAGAAGCCGCAACGATAACTCCAAGTGAGTATTGATACCATTCAGGCATCTCGTTGAGTCTTGCAAAACCATTTGCTACTACATCTTCCATGCCGGGTACAAATGCTAGGATAAGTGGGATACTAAAAAGTATGGTAAGCCACTCATCTTTCCACGAGTTAGATGACCCTTTAGCCATCTCCAAGTCCCAATCAATTTCGCCAGTAGCTTTTTTCTGCATGACTACAGCTTCAGCTTGCGCTTTAGCTACCTTAGTCTGTGCATTAGCTTTTGTCTGTTCTACTTTGCCTGACATCCATGTGCCAGCTATTTCTGCAATAGGTCCAATAAGTAAATTAAGCATTAGGCTCCCCGTCTGAACTTCGCGGTTTTCTTTGATATCGCTTTAGGCTGCTTGACGAATTGCTTACCAGCAGCAGTTCCTGCTCTTTTAGCAT